ATTTAAAATATCTAAGAATTGATTTGCGCCGCTACGCTCATTCTTTTTATCGAAATCAGTTTGATAAACATCTCCGCAAAAGATAATTCTGCTATTTTCTCCAACGCGAGTGATAATTGAATCAAGTTCTCTACCTACCATATTCTGGAATTCATCAACCACAATCACGGAATTGTTCAAGGTGATACCCCGAATGTAAGAAGTCGTGATGAAACGAATCGCTCCTTTCTTGACCAATGTCTCCCAAGCCTTTGAATCGCCGAATAGATCGTTGACGATGCTGATGTAAGGTACAGTATATGCTGCTTCTTTTTCCCCCTGAGTACCAGGCAAAAATCCCATATCTCGGGTCGGGACGACCGATCGAACGATTACTAATCGCTTCTTAAACTTACTCTTGATCACTAACTCGAGCGCTTTAGCCAGAGCAATGAATGTCTTTCCGGCACCGGCAGAACCAGAAAGGATTACGTTATAATCTTTATCAAAGGCATCAAAGAAGTTTTGTTGTGATTCGGTTAAAGGATCGATCTTCTTGAGATTGAGCGATATCGGACGAGCTACGGTTTCTTTCGATAGCTTTTCGACGATGTTAAGTTTCTTTTTCGGTGCAGTTGGTTTTGCCATTATCGTGTTTCTAAACTATTGTCGCGACCGCTTGCTTTCTTGATCTTACCTAAGACATCATTCCAGCCAGAACCTGCCCGTTGAAGGACCGTCTTTCCACCTTGATATGATATCGCCAAGGAAACTACTCCTCGCTTAACACATGCGGTCTTATCACAATGCGGGCATGGTAATATAGTCGGAATGTCCCGATCATTCATGAACTGAGTTTCTTCCCAGCGGGCGTCGCATTCTATGCAATAGTAATCGTATCTCATATAGTCTTATTGGATTTATATTGAAACCATGAAGGAACCGGGCGTTTGGTCCATACCATCTTAAATCGATCTTGTTTCGTTTGATAAAAATCACGATAAGACTTGACTGGATTTGATTCGTCCATACATTGCGGTGTGCTCTTCATGGCCAATTTGAACGGAGTAAGGGCAAGTTTACGATTAATTCTTGATGGAAATCGCTGAAGCGTCGCTCGAAGTTTCAGATCGGTTGCATGAATTTTACCGTAACGATGCGTATACTCGTCGCAGAGACCACAGAATAAAGCATAGTGCCATTCATAATTGGCCGCGCACTCACGCGTCCAGATACTGGACGGATGATTGAGGTGCGCTACCTTATATAGAGTATCGTCGGCATGTTGCCATTGCCTAGATTTTCTGCCATTTCGAATGACGGTATGCTCGATACCATCTAAGACTCGATGGGCAGTCGAGAGCATCTGAGCCGCCTCGACGATCATCTTGACGACATGTTTATCGCAGTGATAACGGGCTGCAGTTTCTGGGCAATCATCGAGGGCGAATATGTTCATGATAAAAGGATTCTACTCAGAATCGAGGTCAATGTAAATGCTTTTTTTCTAAAAAATGAATCGAATCGGTCAAGGTCTTGAGCTTAATCCTAAAGAAGGGTATTCTCTCAACGGCTCCTTCCTTCTCGAGTCGAAGGATAAAGTATTGAGTCTCATTTAAGTCTTTTTTTAGCCGATCCAATTTGGAAATTAGGAGCATCAACCATATTTATTCTGGCAACAAAGTTGGGAATGCTTTTTTAACTAATTTTGCTGTTAAGCACGGGAACAAATCCGAGAGGGTCTTATCTTTCATAGCGATCACGATCTCGGCATCTTCTGCATGAATTGATTCGAGCAACTGAACGAATAGCATCTCCTTTCGCATCTTTGAAAGAGGATTTCCTACAATCAAATTACCGAGCATCTTGATGGCTCCGTCAATTCGTGCCATCTGAAGTCCGGCCGGAGCCTTATCCTTATTATAAGGGGGAGCACCATCTGGTAGATCGATCTTGACGCGGGAATCGAAATTGCCTTGAAGAAGCGTCTTCAGAGAAAATGATTCGTTTTCTTGTAAGATCTTTACTCGAGCAGCCGGCGTTTTTGCCAAGGCAACTTTTTGAAAGACTTCGTGTGGTAACAGATTTGATTTTGGTTTTGCGATCATATTTTATATATCAAGAGAAAAATTCAGAGGCACAACCAATTAATAGATTGCATCGCTTCGATATAAGATAGTTCAATACCTTCGAGTTGTTTTTGGCGATCGAGGCATTATGCCCATCGATGATCATCTTCTTGATTTTTTCTGGGATATATTCCAGATCAATCAATTGGCGATTACGAACGAAGTTACGATAAACCTCAGAAGGCATGGATTCTACCAATGTGTTTCGAACCAAGGCCCATTCGGCTATCTTTTTTGCGGTGAGTGGGGTCTGACGACCGCCAGAGGTAAACACATCATCGGCAGATAATACGTTAGGAATACCGTCAGAGCTATCGCCTTTTAGGATATGCTCGAACAGATATGAGGTTGGATCCTTATCGAAGACGAGCTTTTTCGTCATAGGCGAGAACTGACGGACATTATCATATCGCTGAAGTTGAATGAAATCTTTGTCTGCCGAGACGATCATGACATCATCATGCTGACCAAATTCTTGAGTAGATTCGACTAATGTGGCGATGATGTCATCGGCCTCGACATTATCGAAGCAGAGCACTTCATAAGGCATAAACTCCTTGATTTCTTCGCGAACGAGGTTCATGATACGAAAGACCTCGGTCCAATCATGGCCGCTGGTACCTTCCTCACGATTCTTACGGCGAGATGCCTTATATTCCGGATAGACGTCTCGACGCCAAGATCCTCCGTCGCAAACGACGATAAGCTTACCGTACTTGTCTTTGAACTTCGTATTATACATGCGAAGCGTATTCAGGATCATGTGACGAATTAGTCCTTCGTCTAGTTTTTGGTTCTTATTCTGGGAAAGCATAGTTCCCATACAGACGCCGCTGAAGTCGAGTAGTATCATGAGGAGGTTATTCTACCATATTTTCGGGGACTTGTACATTCTTTTTTGCAGCATATTTCATCAAATGTCTTCGAGTCGTCTTGACGGATATCCAATCATTATAAAAATCCTTGTCCAGGATCGCATCGATCGCGAATTGTTCCTTGGCCTCGAGATAGGCACATTCGGATTTCGAGGCGCAAAGGTGAATGATTTCTTTCTCGAAGTTCTCGGCACCAAATTCTTTGATGTCCTCTAATAATGGACCATTCGATCCACAATATTTCCTCCAGTCACTTTCGATGGTGCTCTTAAGTTTTTTACCCTTTCGAACCATTGTACGCTTACTCCAGAAGAATTTTTTGCCGATATATTTACGACCGTTCAGGAGATTGCGAATGACATAGACGAACCCATAGATCTTTTTAGGATCAAGTTCTCCTTCGCCAAATTCAATCGGCTTTCCTAGATAATACCATTCCATGAATGATATCTATTCAATCTAGGGAATCGTCGTATCCGTCGAGTTCTCCGCCGTATACACGATGAAGTCCGCAAAATGGGCAATATTCGGGGTAAAGTTCTTCTTCAGGCAATTGATCGACGTCTTGATCGTCTTCATCAAATAATTCATCGCTGTCATCCCATATGAGCTCATATGAGTACTTACAACGTGGACATGTGTTTTCTTCTAACATGTGAGGTATTTATTATGCCTCGCAAGAAGAGCAATTTAAGATCGATCGGGCGAGTTCCTGTGAAGGATTCGCGCTACGTTGATAATATAACGACTTAATCCCTTGTTGCCAAGCAAAGATCATGAGTTCGTTCACTTCTTTTGGCTTAGTATTCGGCGGGATCATAAGGTTCAGTGATTGACCTTGATCGATATACTTTTGCCTCTGCGCTGCCTGAATAACGATTTCTTTCTGAGAGATTTCACCGAATGTCTTAAACACATCTTTCTCTTCTTGAGTCAAGAATTCTAGGTGTTGAACCGAACCACCGTGAGACAATATGTCTTTCCAGACCTCAAGGGTATCTTGACCTTTCGTCTTCAAGAATTTCGTTAGATATGGATTCTTGAAAGTAAATTTGCCTTTCGCGAGATCTTTCACGAAGTAATTGCTATTTAGCGGCTCGATCGATGGAGACACTTGTCCAAGGATGAAAGAACTCGAGGTCGTAGGAGCCACGGCCAACGTAGTCGCATTACGACGATTGTATCCAACCAATAATGGAGGTTCTCCGTACATCGTTGCCATCTGGGTAGAGGCGTCGTCGCTCTCACTGCGAAGAAACGAAAAGATTTCAGCATTGAGTAGTTTGGCTTCCATTGATTCAAACGCGATCATCTTACTTTGCAGCAACGAGTGCCAACCAAGAACACCAATTCCGATGGCGCGCTGATTGATCGCGAACTTTCTTGGAGCATCCATGAATGGGATGTCAGCGGTTTTATTGATAAACTCAGTAATCACCGAATCCAAGAAAAGGTTAAGCGTCACGACTGCGTCAGTGTCTTTTAATTCATCCCACCGTTCGAGGTTAATCGAGGAAAGACAACATACGAACGATTCGTCCACAGCATTTGACAAGAAGATCTCGGTACAAAGGTTGCTATGATTGATCTTAAGTCCTTTGTCTTTATAAACTTGTGGCGCCGCGTTGTTGGCGGTGTCGGTAAAAAATAAATATGGATAACCCGATTCAAATCGTTTCTTGATGACTTGACCCCAGATCTTACGCTTATCTTTATCACCATCAAGCATACTGTTCATCCAGTCATCAGTGATAGTGACGCCGATTGAAAGGTCTTGGATCGAGTTGCCTTCACCGCGAATCTTTAGGAATTCCTCGATATCACCGTGATCGATTGGCAAATAAGCCGCGAATGAACCACGGCGAACGTTTCCTTGCGATACTACATTCATCAACTTATCATAAAGTTCCATGAAATGAACCGAACCCGTAGATGTTCCACCGGTCGAGATTGGAGTACCACGAGAACGTAGCGCGCCAAAATAAGCCGAGGTGCCTCCTCCCGATTTTGTCATCATTCCGATCTCGGCAAGTTTATTGCCTACGATTTCCTCGAGGCGATCTTCGACATATGAACCAAAACACGAGATTGGTAAACCCCTCTCGCGGCCAAAGTTACTCCAGACCGGAGAAGATAACGAAAAGAATCCTTGATGCATATAAGATTCAAACTTATCTGCGAAGCCATCAATGCTCAGGTATCGTTCGGCGGACTCTGCGATGTCACGGATGCGCGTTTCCGGGGTTTCTCCTTCAAGTAAGTATCCTCGCTCCAGGAATTTGCGCGAGTCTTTGTTTAGCCAGTAAATGTCTTTGTTCATATATTCTAGCTTATATATCAGAACAAATCATCTTCGCCGAATGACTGATTTTTCTTAGAATATTCCGTTGGGCGGCTATGGAAAAAATCGGTCATGTTGTTTCCGAGTAGCTCTTCGTCGAACCACATCGTTTTTTCGAGTAACACCTGATCGATGTCCTGGAAAGTTTCCTTCATTCCGATTTGCTTCATCGACTCGTTGATTCGATTCTTGATGAATTCCTTTAGGATAGGAGCCGACAAAGAAGGTTCATCGATGCCGTTCACCATCCAATCGACGATTTTACTTTCTGCTTTGAATGCCTCAATGGCAGCATTGTTGATGCGTTGCTCGAGTTCAGCGTCAAACAATTCAGGATGCTCTTGCCGAATGGTATTGATAATTTGAATACCGACCAGAGCATGGATATTCTCTTCATTACGTGTATATTTCACCTGTTGATCAGTATCCTTCATAACGTTCTTAAAGCGTGCGAAGTGATTGATCACATAGAATTGTGAGAAAAGCGAGACGTTCTCGACAAAGAGAGTGAAAAGAATGATAGCATAAAGGTATTGCTTCTTCGAATCCTTATAGAAGCGATGGGTATATTTGCGAAGATACTTGACTCGGCCTTGAATCCATTCGAGCTTAAGGTTTTCCTCGAAGATGTCTTCAAGTTCTAGGACAGAAAGCAAACGTTCATAAGCGTTATTGTGAATCACCTCGGTATTGGCCATGACATAACCAAGATCCTGTAAAGCAGGATGCGGAAGGTTGTCGCCGAGTTTAGCCCAGAAAGTTTTCACCGCGACCTCGATCTGACCGATAGCAGAGAGCGTACGAACGACGATCTCTCGTTCTTGATCGTTAAGGTCGACCTTAAACTGTTGAACGTCACTCTTGAAATTGAATTCTTTATCGGTCCAAAACCCGTTATGCATCGCCTCGATAAACTGTTCGGCCCATGAATATCGATTGGGTTTTCGGCTGATCTGCTCTTCGAATATACTGTATTGGTTACTCATTTTTTAATTGGTGAAATCTGATTGCTCTATAGGCAGCAACAGGCCTAATTATACACAAAGTGGTGTGTAAGTAAATGCTTTTTTACCTAAAAACCTTATTGGTTATCAACCTCTTCTGAGATTACGGCCCTCGGACGAATCATCATCATGGCACCGGTCTCAGAATCGCGCAAGATGATCTTCTTCTTGCTAGGATTCTTTTTAGCAAAGAGATAGAGCTCGTTTTGCTTCTCATCGTTCAGATCTAGAAATTTAGACCAACGTTCAAATTTTGCACGGCCCGGAGAAAAACGGCGGAAAACATCTGAAGGAAGATCGAACATTGAATAGTTCTTTCCGTGAGGAGGGATTCCTTTAAATTTTGGTCCTCCAGTCGGAGGAAGAGCAACCGATGCCGTACTTGTTCCAACCCCTTCGCCGTCTTCGTTCTTCATGCGGTTATTTATATCTGCTGAAGTCTCCGGGCAATAAAAAGATCGATTGGGATATCATTGTATCCTTCCTCGGGTAGGTAGTTCAGGTAAAGCAAGAATGTCTTTAGTGCAGGCCACATGACATCACTTATCTTATGAAAGCACATCGTCCGGGCGGCATCGACATAGAACACATTATGAATAGTAATCAGATGATTCAGGATGAGTCTTTCCTGTAACTCGCCTTTTTCTTTGTACCGACCAAATAATCTCTTGAGATACTTAAACTTCGATAGGTCATCATAAAACTCCTGGATATCTAGGCATCTAGGATTATTATAATGCTTTGCGGCGTAAAGTTCGAAGTTCTTCTCGGTAAGTTCATCGATGAGTTGCATATCATTTTAGCAAATCGCTGACGCTTTTGCCTTTTTCCCAGAACTTACAGCTCCAATAGTTTGCTTTCCATTTAGGTCCTGGATCCGTATCGCAATGGTGCCTGGCCCGATAACTCTTCAGGCGAGCAGGATCATCTCGTTTAATTTCCATGTTAGGATCACCAAACCCGAGCTTGATCACGTTGCCCTTTTCGTTCTTGACATAGACATAGAACTTATGTTTTTCGTCGGTGGAACGAAAAGGCTCATTCAACGTAACCTTTTTACCGTCATATTCAGCTGCCTCGGCTATATATGCTGCGAATGATTTCATTTTTTGGTTTACAACCCCGGGGATTATGGTATAATACTACTAGATTTAACAACCCAAACTATTAACGCATATAAGAATAAAGATCAAGGATAATTTTGGATTCCTTCATCTGCTTCTTTCTTATTAGAAGCTTGTTTTCTTTTAGCATCTAGATTAGAAAATACTTGTTGCATAGCAACAGATCTCTTTTGACGATCATCTTTATTGGCTTGACGAACCATGTCAGTATGCTGATCTTCTTCGATCTGCGAAGCCAAGAACTTTGCATAGTCTTCCTTAATCTGAATGATTGACTTACCAATCACTGAGTATTCCTTGACGAAATCTTCAAGCTTACCGGAACCGTCTGATCTTAAAGCAAGTTGAGCAATCTTAAGATCCCGCGCCTCGGCGACGGTTTCATTCATGCGGCTCAGACGATCAAGAACAAAATCTTTGCTTCCCATTTTACGTTGATTAAAAGCAATCTTTGTAACCGGAAGGTCCTTTGATTTGAACTCGATTGAATTAGCAGAAATAGACTTGATCACGCCGAAGTTGGTCTTGTCACCGACCTTGTACTTAGCAACGCGAGCCTTAATTTCTTCGACACC